CAGGAATATGGTTTTATAACAAAAAATGGCGGCTATGTGCCGGGCTTTCATTATTTGCGTGATAGCCTCGTGGACAACAAAGAACGAATCGAGAAAACAGTTGTTGATGTGTTGGCAAAAGAAATTGACAAGTTGAGGTGATTCTATGACCTTTGAGGCGGCATTGCGAACCGAGCTAATGACCATAACCAGCCTAAATAATAAGGTGTTCCCGATGCGCGCACCAGAGGGCACGGAAGCACCTTATTTGATTTACACGACCACTTTAGGGGACTACGACAAGTCATTTGAGGGATGGCACAACAGCAAGGCCGTGACGGTTGAGCTCAATGTGATTCATGACCGAGCATCAGCGGTAAGAGCACTAGGTCGCGAGGTGCAGGAACTGGTAATGGGGTTGGAGGGCAAGCGGCTGGCTGGCACCGGTCCGCGTATTAACGAGATTGTTTTTGAGGGCGAAGGTGTTGAGCTTTACGAGGCTCAGGTGGATTTATACCGCAAGGTGATCAGTTTCAAAGCATATTTCGAGGAGGAATAAAACATGGCAAAAAGAGCATTGGGAACAAAGCTATTAATTGGCGATACAACACCTGTAGAAGTGGCAGGCTTGACCAGTATCGGTGGGCTTGAACTTTCGGCAGATACCATTGACGTTACAACTCTTGCTTCTGATGGTGGTTATCGGGAGTTTATTGGCGGCTTCAAGGACGGCGGAGAAGTATCTTTAGAAGGGTATTTCGAGCCGGAAACTGGAAAGGGGCAGAAAGAGCTGTATGACTTGTTTGAAAGCGGCGAAACAGAAAAATTTCAAATACAATTCCCGAACAATATAGCAAGCTGGGAATTTGATGGCGTTGTGACTGGGTTTTCCACCAGTGCAGACCTTGAGGACCCATTGGCATTTTCCGCAACAATCAAAGTAAGCGGCAAACCAACGCTGACAGTATCCACAGTATAGGCAGGAGCAATCCTGCCTTTCTTTATCCGGGAGGGATCAATATGGCCAACTTAGAGGTTAAAGTTAGGATAACCGATTTAGACCTTTTCACAGAATTAGTAGGCTATTAGCTAGCAAATGAGATGCAAGAAAAAATAGGAGAGATAATAAAGGAGAGTGGGGAAAGGTGAGTTATTATCCCATTAAGCTAGACAAAGTTCGCAATTTCCGTTATGGCATGAAAGCCTTGTATTTGATAGAGAAAAAACTGAAAAAGCCCATATCCAAAATAGATATGGAAAACCTCACAATGGAGGAAACAGCAATAATAATATGGGCAGGATTGCAGCATGAAGATAAAGATTTGACGCCAGAAAAAGTTATGGATTTAGTTGATGAATATTCCGATATTAAAACCGTTATAGAAGCCATGGGTGAAGCATTCCGAAATGCATTTGGCGAGACTGAAAACGAAGAAAAAAACGGGCAGAAGGCAGCGGGGGAGAAGAGTTCAGCATAGAAAAAGCTCTTGAACTCGCTGCCTTTCTGAATATTCCAGTCAGCGAATTTTGGGAAATGACACCTTCTGAATTAAATATTTATGCTCGAATTCATAAAGACAAGAGTCTTGAAGAGACAAAAGAAAAAGTGACATTGGCGTATCTAACAGCATTATGGACAATTCAGTGGCTAGGTAAGAAACATCAACAGCCACGGCCTTTGAGAGAAATATTGGCCAAAATTGGTAGAGAAAGAAAAGTCATGACAGATGAGCAGATGTTAGAACGGGTTAAGCAGCTAAACGCACTTTTAGGCGGGGAGGTGAAGGTAATTGGCAGTAGTAAAAAACTTAATGGTAAGATCCGGCGCTGACTTTTCAGCACTATACAGAGAAATGAACAAAGCACAAAAGAGGCTGAGCACATTCCAAAAAGGCATTAATAAAGCCATGAAAGTAATAGGCATAACCTTAGGCAGTTTAGCTGTTGGGAAGCTAATAAAAGATAGCATTAGTGCTGCAATGAACGTAGAAAATTCTATGCTTCAAATCCAGCGCACAATGGGTAACAGTGCCAATGCCTTCAATCACTGGGCCCAAACCCAAGCAAAAGCTTATGGTATGGCCAGAGAAGAAGCTTTTAAATATGGTGCTACTTACAGCAACCTGATAAGTTCATTTACAAAAGACACTCAAGAAACCGCTCGATATACTACAGAGCTATTGAAAGCTTCGGCAGTTGTAGCTTCAGCTACTGGCCGAACCATGGAAGATACAATGGAACGTATTCGTTCCGGTTTATTAGGAAATACAGAAGCCATCGAGGATCTTGGCATTCATGTTAATGTAGCCATGCTTGAATCTACAGAAGCATTTAGGCAATTTGCCAGGGGGCGAAGCTGGCAACAACTCACATTCCAAGAGCAACAACAAATTAGGTTATTATCGATATTAGAACAAGCCAACATAAAGTATGGCGATTCTCTTGCAGGGACTACTCAAACAAGGCAAGCGATATTTATTACCAGCCTTAAGAATATCCAGTTAAATCTTGGACAGGCTTTTTTGCCGATCTACAATGTAGTATTACCTGCACTGACCGCTATGGGAAATGCCATTGAGCGAGTGACTTCAAACTTAAAATATTTTACACAAGCTATTTTTGGAAAGACGATACCACCGGTTGTTACAGGAGAACAGACGGCCGCAATATCCGGAATGGGAGATGCGGCCGAAACTGCCGGAGAACAAGTAAAGCAAGCCGGAAAGAATGTCAAGAAATCTCTTGCCAGCTTTGATGAAATTAACTCCTTGACTGATGGTTCTACGGCCGGAGGCGCGACATCTGCACCAAATGTTCCAACACCTGGATTAACAGATGGACAAGCGAGCGCAAATGAAGAAGAAATTTCGCCCGCAGTTCAGAAGGCAATCGATAAGCTGCTCGGATTGTTGGAACCCCTTAAGAATATCAACCTGGACAACCTGAAAACGGCATTTGAAAATCTGAAAACCGCAATGGAACCCATCACAGAAACACTGTTCGCTGGGATTCATTGGGCATATTTAAATATTTTTATTCCACTCTCAAAGTGGACAGCCGAAAAGGCACTCCCTGCGTTTTTAGAAGTGTTGGCTGGAGCGTTGAAGGTCCTTTCTTCTGTTCTAGATGTGTTAAAGCCTTTAGGCGTATGGCTATGGGATAACTTTCTCGCGCCAATTACCAGATGGACTGGTGGCGTGATTGTAAATGTCTTAGATAAAATAGGCGGTGCGTTATCCAGAATAGGGGATTGGATTTCCGAGCATAAGGGGATCGTTCAAGCATTTGCCATTATTGTTGGAAGCTTTGCGGCCGCATGGGGACTAGTAAACATTGCAATAGGAGCATGGAATGTGATCGGAGCAATTGCAACCGGAATTACAACAGCTTTCGGTGCAGCATTTGCATTCCTTACATCTCCGATTACACTTGTGGTTCTTGCCATTGGATCAGTTATTGCAATTGTAGTACTGCTTATAAAGCATTGGGATGATGTAAAGCTGGCAGCTTCAAACGCCTGGGCAAAAATTACCGAAGCATGGGGCAAGGCGCCAGAATGGTTCTCATCTAAAGTCCTTGGTCCTATCAAGGAAGGATTCGAAGGTGCTGTTAATTTTCTCGTTGGGCTTGCTGAGGGATGGACCAACAGATTTATCCGTGGAATCAACGCCATTATAGAAGCCCTGAATTCTTTGCGCATCGATGTTCCAAAAGATATACCGTTCATTGGCGGGATGAAATTCGGATTAAACATACCCACAGTAAAAGAAATCAGTCTCCCGCGCCTAGCTAACGGCATGGTCATCCATCCAAACGATGAATTCCTAGCTATTCTTGGCGACCAAAAGAGCGGTATAAATATCGAAGCGCCGCTCGCGACTATAGAGCAGGCATTAAGAAATGTCCTTGCAGAACGAGGCAGAACAAGTGGGAATGGCACAATTCAAGCAACTTTTATAGTCGAAGGAAGAGAATGGGCGAGACTGATTGCGCCCTATATAATCGAAGAGAATAACCGTATGGGAGTAAGACTGATTGACGGGGTGATCTGATGGCGCAGGAAATCTTTAAGATTGGTGGATCGTATCCTGATGTCGCAATTGTATCTTTGCAACGGAATGCTACCATCCTCGACGGTCCAGCGGCTGGGCGGTTAAAAAATGGTGATATGGTCCGCGATGTCATCGGAACGTTCTATAATTATGCTCTTGACATTCTGCCTAAAAATGAGAATCTGTCGGCATATGACGACCTATACGAAACAATTACTGCACCGGTAAAAAGCTATCCTGTCCAGCTTCCATTCGGTCAGGGGCAACTTGAGTTCGATGCCTACATAGCAAATGCTGATGACGAACTTAGACTGATGACAGATTCAAAAAATATATGGGATGGCCTCGCCTTTACGGTAGTCGCTATGGAGCCGCAGCGCTATTATGGTGAAACCTGGTCGTTGAGGTCCGGCAGCGGCAACCAGGTGTTCACTATTGACGGCGTTGGGTTTGATGTCGGCGTAAAGAAACTAACTCGGAAAGGGGCGGTCTTGGATTCTTCGGCATCAGGCCGTTCCAAGTCCGGAGTCATGGACAGGGAGATTATCGGAACGTTTTATAATTACTCTATGGAGATCATTCAGCGCCTCGAAAATCCAGAGGAATATGATCTCCTTTATTATGCCCTGACTGCGCCTGTAGACAGCCATGAAATAACAGTTCCATATGGGCAGGGCATGCTTACAATCCAGGCATATGTGTCTAATGCCAGTGATAAGCTGATTCGGTCAATTGATGGAATGAATTTTTGGGGAGAGCTTACGGTTGACTTTATCGCGATGAACCCCACAAGGAGGTAAACAAGAAATGGCCAATTATTATGGTAATACGATATTTGAAACAGCCGATGGCCTTGATTTTGTAACTGCCGACGGAGAGGATTTTTATGTCAATGACGGGTATTTCGAAGACACGGAAAACCGCAATCTCAGCAACAATACGATCTCTTTTGCAGAGTATATTTTCGCCGGCAACACCGTAAAAAAGCTCAAGCTCCATTATGAGCAAGGCCTGCTCACTGACCAACTGGCAATTGATACTATGACAGCCGAAATCGTAAGTAATGAAAAGCCAGAGATAACAAGATATACACCGATTACGGTCCACCGCGGTACAACCGTTATGGGAGTGTATTTTGATGGGCAAATAAAAGAAATAGGGCAAAAAAGATATTCCATCTATGCAAAGTCTTATATTGCTCTTTTAGAGTATGATTATCACTTTGGCGGGATATATGCCGGAGAAAGCGTTGGGGATGTCATTGCTGAAATTATGGGAGATTTACCATATACCATTCATCCCGACCTTGCATCGCTTAGGGTATATGGATACTTGCCATATGCAACGAAGCGTGCAAACCTGCAGCAGATCCTCCTGGCTACCGGAGCGGCGATACGAAAGAATGCAGATGGGACAATAAATTTTACCGCACTGACCGATACTGAGGCGGGTACTTTTTCAGAAACGAGGATGTTTGTTGACGGATCCATAAATGAAGATCCACAGGTCACGGCAGTGCAGATAACGGAGCACACCTATGTTGCCACTGAAGATACGATTACGCTGCTTTCAGAGTCATTCAATGATATCCGCACGATCGTATTTTCTGAGCCTACCCATGACTTATCTTGCACGAATGGAACGATACTTTCGAGTGGCGCCAATTATGCAGTCATTCAGGGAGCAGGAGCTGTCACACTTACAGGCAAAAAATACCGGCACACGACAAGGATCGTTACTGCCGGCAACGTCATCGGCACGCCGGATGACAAGATCCTATCCGTTAAAAATGCAACCCT